CGACGACACGCCTCAGAGCGATGTCAGTATCGACTGGGATGATGAGGAGGATCACATCCGCGATCAGATTTACGGAGAGTCAGCTGCCAAGAAGAAGAAGAAGCCCAAGAATGAGGCTGTCGGAAACAACAAGATTCAGGACAAGATCAAGAAGAGGAAGGCTGAGAAGGAGGCCAAGCGCGTCATATGTGCAATTGACGAGCATGGCTACCCCGTCTCTGACTACCTCTACCCCCCTGGATTCAGTGGTGAGGACAAGAACGTGGTGAACGAGAACGCCAGGATTGGCGTCGTGTATGACCTCATGACGGAGTTCCGCTCCGCCGCGAGGCAGCACGCGAAGCCATGCACCGACTTTCTCTGTGGATTTATCAACGGAGAGAGGACTTGGTATCGCTGCAAGGGAGACGAGTTCCCCTACGGGCAGTACCCGAGCGGCATGACCATTCCTGACCAGGTGGAGGCGACCCACGAGCAGATCCGCGACTTGTTCGCGAGGATGTATAAGGGTGATCACACTGCCTTGATCGACGCAACAGAGTATACGTACGAGAGTATGGTGGACCAGATGGACACAGATCCAATGGCCAATGATTTGTTCCGTGCTTTCCGTGAGTACAGGGACCACACCAGGAAGCTAATTACGGAGGAGACAGCCGCGTGCATCGTCATGCCTGAGAGCACCAACCGGCCGTTCTTCAGGAGCGTCGCGAAGGTGGCGGGAGGCGATGGTGGAAAGAAGAGAAAGGCTCCTCTGGCTCTCTCTGATGAGGACAAGGAGTTGCTTCGCTCGTTGGGCATTGAGGGTGACTTCGTGTTGCCCCCGAACGATGAGCATGCTATCATGGCATCCATGCAGGCCCAAGCCGCAAGGCAGAAGGCTTGCCGCGGCCTCCCCGAGATGGAGGACATGCTGCTGGCGTGGGAGCGGGCAATCCAGCTCAATAGCTCAGATACGCTACGCGAGCCGAGCGCAAAGCTCACCTATGGGGCTAAGCGTCTGGAGAGCTTGTTCTCAGGATTCGACAACACCAGTTCCGGATGGACTAGGAGGTTCAAGAACCTGGACAAGAAGACCTACGCGACGAAGTTCCCTCGAGAGCTTATGCAGATCACTGTTGCGCGCCTGCTGGCGAGGGCCAGTATGGTGCATAGGATCTCTTCGATGACTCCCGAAGAGCTTATCCACTACGGGCTGAAGGACCCGATTGAGTCCTTCATCAAGGAAGAGCCTCACAGCTCTGACAAGTTGAAGAAGCAGACATGGCGGCTCATCTCGAATGTGTCACTCATTGATTGCATGTGTGAAGCGTACAACGACGACGAGATGAACAAGGAGCAGATCCGCGAGTATCAGTCTGGTGCCACCGTCTCGCACACTAGCGGGATGGGGCATCACGACCATGGTATTGCAAGGTTGGGCTCCCACATTGAGAAGTTGTTCCCCAGCGGCAGGGTCATCTCGACCGACGCCACTGGCTGGGACTTCAGTGTGTCCAGGGACGCGCTGGTTGCAGATGCGACACAGCGCATCCTGCGGACGTACAAGATCGATGACTCCAAGCAGAGCGTCGGCACAGCTATTAGCATCATGTGTGATAAGATGGCCATGAGCGCGCATGCGTTCGTGACTGGAAGGAACCTCTTCGCCTCCGTGATCTACGGTATGACTGCGTCTGGAGCACCGGACACAACGACCCAGAACTCTTTCATGAGGGGACTGGGAGCGAATTTGGCCGGTGCGAGGAACACGATGACCGCTGGAGATGATTTGCTGACGGGAGCTCCGTTGGACAACGATGAGCTCGCAAGGCATGGTACGGTGACGAAAGAGGGCATGGCCATTGCGGACTGGAAGAAGGGAGAGCCTATTCCTTTCACCTCTCACACTCTTGTGAGGGATGCGAATGGGAAGTGGAGCTCCACTTTCTGCAACGTCTCCAAGGCCTTGCACCGCCTGCTTCTTCCGGGAATCGCGGTGACCCAGGACCAGCTGTCCGGAGTGGCATTCGCCATGAGGAACACCAAGGAGCAGATCGACACACTGGAGAAGGTCTGTGAGGCAAAGGGCTGGAACCTCCCTGACAGGGAGGCCTGGACGTGGGACCCGGAGTTCATGTGAAAGAACACGCAGCTCTAAAGCCCCTGTAGCTGGAGTCTGGGCAGCAAAACAATCGAGGAAGAGTCCTCACAGCTTCGCGGTAATTAGGCCGCAGCGGTAATTAGGCCGTAACAGTTTCGCGGTAATTAGGCCGCACATTTCAATGGCGAAGGCAGGAGTTTTCAACCTTTCGCCAAAGCAGAAGCATGCGCTTAGCAAACTCCCTCCAGGAATGCGAGCAGCAAAGATGGCAGAGTATAGGCGCCAGGCAACTGGAACAAAGGCACCTGCTGGACGAAAGACTACCGTCGCCCCACAGCGACCTAACCGAGGTTGGGGAGTTTCTGGTGGTAAGCGACGCGGCGCGGGGCACTACGACGCATTCGACGATAGGCTGCAACCTATTGCACGAAACGTGGGTCACGCAACTGCAGTCAGGGGTTTCGGAAGGATGGAATCACCTTCGTTCAATGATGGCAACGAGCAGTTGTTCATTTTCAGCCCGGGAGCGAACCGAGTCGTGGGACTGTTTGGAAACAAGCAGCCCAACGCGAACAACTGGCGAACTCAAGCAAGCGGAACTGACACTAACACAGTGCTCATCGACAACATGGGCTACAACACGCCTGAAGGACCATCTCAGACGCTGTTTGGCAAGTTTTCAATTAGGCTGCGGAATATCAGCAAAGCAATGGACGCATCTGGATCAGTCTACGTCCTATCGCTGAACGCTGGTGTTGAACTGGAACAGTTGACTGGCACCTGGGGTGACAAGCCCAACTGGACCAGGCTGCGGAACTATGTGATGGGGAGCCCGAAGACCCGTGTCTTTTCTGGGTCGGAGCTCTTGAAGACCAGGCAGTGGAACACTCACCCAATTGATGCGAATCGCAGTTTGGAGTTCACTCGCTCAGAGGAGAATGACAACGGTGCTGTGATGAATTACAGGCTTCACTTGAGGTCGCCTCCGTATTCGTCAATTGTGATGCTGTTCATTCCTGGTCCTACGGACAACAAGTTCGAGTTTTCGTACGCAATGAGCAATTACTGCAGGTACGAGGTCAACGGACCTCTAGCCAACAGTGCCCAGCGCGTTCCCACAGCGCCTATCAGCGTGATTGATAATGCGCGTGGGGTTGTGGAGGCCGTGGGCGGCATGGGACACTTAGTGTCAGACGTGGTCGGCACGATCAATGCCTATGCCCCTGCAGGCCTCTAAGCGCGGGAAATTCTGGCAAAGTACCAGGAGAGTAGCATCAGCGGTACCGTGCGAGTCGTTGGCAGCGGCGGCGGAGACATCCGTTTTCAAATTGCCATAAACAACACCCCGAGGGGCGGGTCAAAGCCCCTCATTAGGTCCTAGAGAAATGCTGGAGATAAAAGCTACCTAACTAGGTGAAAGACTGCCCCTACTCGGCCTCGGAGTCGCGTCCATTTCCAAAAC